CAAGATTTTATGGGCATGGACGGATTCTTCTGGTTTGCCGGAGTTGTCGAAGATAGACATGACCCCGAAAAAGCCGGAAGAGTTCGTGTCAGGTGTATTGGTTTACACACAGACAATTTAGATGAACTTCCAACAGAAGATTTACCGTGGGCACAAGTTATCGCTCCAACGGACTCTCCCTCTATGGCCGGAATGGGAAACACACCACCTTTTCTAGTTGAGGGAACTCATGTTATTGGTTTTTTCATGGATTCTAGGGAGATGCAGCAACCAATGATTCTTGGTTCAATTCCCGGCATGCCTGTAGAGGACGCAGACCCAACAAAGGGATTTTATGATCCCACAGATGTATATCCAAAAACAATAAATGAACCAGATACAAATAGATTGGTTCGTGGTTCTATTGGTGAAACACATCCTGCTTTAATCAAAAGAAGAGGGATGCAACAAACTGAAGTTCCTCTATCAACAAAACCATTTTTTGCAATGGGTGTACAGCCCGGTGTTACAGAGGATATAAGAAAAACATGGAATGAACCATCAGCAAAATCAGATGCTCCAACATTCTATCCATTCAATCATGTTCATGAAAGTGAGTGTGGCCATTTGCATGAAGTGGATGATACGCCGGGAGGTGAGAGATTATTAGAGCAACATATATCTGGAACATTCACAGAGATACATCCTACGGGAGATAAGGTTGTAAAGGTTGTCGGTAAAAACTACGAGATTATTGTATCAGATAGTAACATACTGATAGAGGGTAACCTCAATGTAACTGTCAATGGCAACAAGAACGAACTCATCAAAGGTGATTATGTTCTAGAGGTTGAGGGTGATTCGTATACTAAGATTCACAAGAACCAAAGAATACGAGTCGGTGTCAGAGGAGAGAAAGCAGGCGGTGGAAATCGTGAGGAAGAGATTCTAGGAAGCCATGCGTGGGATGTGAGACAGGGTGTCAAAGGCAGAGTTGGTAGTGCAGAGGATGGAGCAAGAGATTTTGATGTTACAATCGGTGGCAACGAAACCAGAATAGTTGGTGGCAATTTTGATTTGAATGTCACAAAGAATCTTACACAAATATCTCTGGCTGATATATTAGTAAATGCCAAGAACAATATGTCATTGAAAACGACAACAGGTATTGTTGCGATTGGTGCAGGAAGTAATGTAAATATTCGATCATCAGCAGAAATGAAAATCAAATCTGGTGGTGCATATAAACTTCAATCAGTTGGTGCTGCTAATGTAACATATGATTCCACACTTGATGTTAAACACACTGGGATTGCAACTTTCCAATATTCAGATGCATTTAAAGAACGCATAGAGGATGATACATTCATAACTAAAATTAGTGGTAAGGTTGATCATGCTCCATCATCGTCAAGAACATCTGCCACAACAGTTGTTGATGAAATAACTCCAACATTGCCATAGGAGAATTGAATGGTTGATTTTACTACACCAAATCTATGTGGAGCAAGTGAACAATTCAATAAACTTGCGAGTCAGTTTTCTAGTATCAAGGATTCCCTTCAAGGTTCATTAGAAGGTGAGATTGATGCTTTAAAAAGTGAACTGACAGCATCATTGGCTGTTTTAGAAAATGACCTAAAAGATTTGATTCCAGAACTACCAGAAATTCCAGATATTAGTTTTATATCCGAGATACAAAATCTAATAGCATTACCGGCCGGTAGTCTTGCAAGTTTATCTGCTTTAGCAAATCTTAAACTCCAATTTGGAGATGCTCTTGCTGAAGCTGGTTTTGCTTTGGATAGTCTTGTGAGTGATGCAACAGCAGCATTTTCTGGTGGTATTGATTTGTGCGGCGGTGGTCTTCCAAATTTTGTTATTGGACCAAATGGTTTACCAACCTTGAAACCAGAAGATTCTGGTATGCCAAATACAGACCCAAAGCGTTTGGATGAAGATGATGATATTTTGGGAGAAGCAGCGTCTTCACTCTTAACGCCTGCTGCTGAAATATTAAAATCAAACGCATCATTAATATCATCATTAACTGTCGCCGCTAATGAAATAAAGAAAACAGCAAAAGAAATTACTACTGACATATCAGCCGAAAGAGGTAATATTCCTAATGCAGTTAAAGAAGCTTTTGATCAGGCTGATACTCTTGCAAGACTTGCAGCTGCTGAAGCAAAAATTCCAACCACACCACAGGTTGCGAAAGTTAAATCTGCTGTTGCTGCAACTACAAATTTGCCGCTCGCACCAGCAGCAGCACCAGCAGCAGCAGCACCAGCAGCAGCAGCACCAGCAGCAGCACCAGCAGCTGCACCAGTTGGCAACACAGCTGGAACTAGTCCTCTTGCAGTAGGAGAGATAGAAGCGAAATTAAAAGTTATTCAAGATAGTATTTCATCAGCTGTGGCTGAAAGGAATAGGATGCTAGATAAGCTTTTCGATCCTGGCTTAGTCTCTAAAGCCACTAAAAGTCATCCACACAATCTTATTTCAGCAGACAGAAAAATGGTAAAAAACTCCAAAAAAACAATCACCATCGACATAGTTGAAATTAATAGTGATGATCTCCCGGCCGGTGCCGAGGTCAAATTCAACTTGAAAGGCTGCGATACGTATTATACGAGGAGACTTGTCGCTGTAAATTTTCAAAGAAGAAGAGTAGAAAAATTAATATCAGGTTTGTTGGAAAAACTTACCAAGTTTGGTCCAGACCCAGCAGAAGATAGTGCAAATGTTGACTATATCAAAGAGGGGGCCGATAAAGTAAATGATGATTATGCAAAATTATCTGAAGACATGGAAAAGACATATGTCCAAGTCAAGAAAGCATTTTCAGTGCCGGTGTCACCACCAACGACAACAGGTCTTAGAGTTACACACACAAAAAACTTAGGGTTTGGTACACTGTATTTACTTAGTGATGGTCGGAAAGTTAATGAAAAGGGTTTAGCTGCTCTAGGGTTGACTGCGCCATGATAATAAAAAAATTAGTTACATTAAATGTATTATATTGGTTGCCAGATTATAACAACATTCTGCAACAATTTACTTGGCAGACAAAAGACATAGTTCCAGAGTATCCAAGAGTGCATCAATTTTTAAATTATTGGCATGAGGAGATTGATGCCGTAATAGCAGAAGTTCAGATTGGTCATAGTGATAATCATGAATACAGGCCTATAATAGGAGAATTTCGTTATGGGAAGTGAAAATGAAAAATCTTATTGGGAACATTTTAAAAATATAAAACCATCAAACACTGATAATTGTAATTATTTGGATTTTGTTGATAATCTCCCTAAAATTCCAGAAGATTTAATAGAATATGATATTGAAAAAATAGAAAGATTTAGACTTATATATTCTGCTAAACTAATGGATTATAAGTCTTACGACTACTCACCAAAAGAAATGTATGATTTTTTAGCGCCACACTTTCCATACCCTATTCGGATAAAATATCAGCTGATAAAAGAACAATTACCTATTCATGTTGATCATATGCATGTTCAAAATCAGCGGCCCTTTATTTTTAATTATGTGTTATTTTCGGGTGGTTCTAACGTAAGAACACGACATTGGAAATTGCCTGATAAACTACCTATTGGGAAACATAATATTGCTGGTTATCAGTGGCATCCATCGCTTCCACCTGTGTATCCAGCACCCTTTTGGGGTAACAACCCCGTAGAAGGAATGAATTTATTAAATGAAAATACTATTCCAGAAAAAACATGGTGCAGATTAAATATCTCTATTCCCCATGATATATCTGAAATTGATTTACCAAGACTGATACTGACAGTATTTTAAACTTACGATCATTGTAAATGATATTGTTACTTTACTCTTATAAATAAATAAAGGAGTATCTAATGACACAATCGAATTCATCAGCATTTACAGACGCACAGGCAAATAATGATTCTGATCGTCAGGTAAAAGCATTTGTTGATCTTGATATATTTTTTCTTAAAAGAAATACGACAAATGATGTTAGAAAAGTGTCAAATGTATTAGCTATAAAAAGAGCCGTAAAGAGTTTAGTATTAACGAATAGATATGAGAAACCTTTTCATCCAGAAATTAGCTCTGACATAAGAGGTATGTTATTTGAAAATATGACTCCTTTAACATCTATAATTTTAAGCAAAAAGGTAGAAGAAGTAATAGCAAATTTTGAACCTAGAGTTAGATTAACTGGTGTTAAAGTGTCACCAAATGTAGACCTTAACACATATGAAATAACAATTGAATTTTTTATTAATAATGCACCCACAGTGCTACAAACAGTAGATATGTTCTTAGAGAGAATACGATAATGGCACAAGATAAAAGATTAATTGTTTCAGAATTTGATTTTGATGATGTTAAGAATAATTTAAAGATTTTTATGCAAGGGCAGACAGAATTTTCAGATTTTAATTTTGAAGGCTCTGCATTAAGCACTCTTCTAGATGTGTTAGCATATAACACTCATTATCTAGGCTACAATATGAATATGCTTGCAAACGAGATGTTTTTAGATAGCGCATCTTTACGTTCAAGTGTGGTTTCTCATGCAAAAACTTTAGGATATGAAACTATATCTCCAAGGGCAGCTAAAGCTTTTGTTAATGTTACTCTTTTTGATTCTGTTTTAGCCACTGCATCTCTGCCAGCTGGAACAGTTTTCACTTCTTCAGTAGATGATGTTTCATTTCAGTTTGTCAATGTAACTGATTTTACTGCCTCGAATAGTGGAAGTCAAATTTTATTTTTAAACATTCCAATATATGAAGGAACATTTGTAAAAACACAGTTTGTAGTAAGTTCTACTGATGTTGATCAAAGATTTATTATAAGTAATAATCGAGCAGATACGACCACCTTAACAGTTAAAGTTCAAACTTCTACGGCCGACACTACTACAACTACTTTTACAAAAACAACTGATATTTCTCAAGTTACTTCAACCAG